ATCCGCTTCATTAAGTGCCCTTATTCAGCAGTATTATATGCCTGTTTTGTATGATCAAATTTTCAAAAAGAGTCATCCATTATTGGCATTGCTGAAAGCAAAGGCAAAAACATTCAACGGTAGAGACATCGTTGTACCAGTCGAATATGCAGATGGTGGTGCAAGTGCCTGGGGGGACCAGCATGGTCTTGGCAGTGCATACGCTCCAGCGATTGCTGATATTGCAAAAACTGCATCGTATCAACCAACTATGCTAACAGGTCACTTTCTTTTAACAAAGGAAGAAACCTTGCTAATGAACAGCCCACAGGCAATTAAGAACATTGTTAGTGCTAAAGTAAAGAACCTTCAAAAAGGTTTAGAAAAAACAGTTGCACAGAATTTATTTGCAACTTCTTTAGCAACAGATGCTTTTAATCCATTGGGTGTCCTATTGGATGATTCATCTACAGTAGGTGGTCTTGCTCCAGGATCTAATGCCTGGTGGAAAACACCTGTTTTAGATGCTACCGATTTTTCAGATACAACTGGTAATATTGGTGATGATTCTCCAGATGCTGGAACAAGTGGATACATTGCACAGGCAGACATGGTTGATTCTTCAAAAGATTGTTACATCTTAAAGTTATTACAAAGAGGTGTTGCAAATGCTCGTGGATACACTGGCGAGAACCCAGATGTGATCGTATGTCCTCAAGAGATCTATGACCTTATTGAGAACGAGATCGATCCAAGAAAGACAGGTAGTAAAATGTCTGAAAGAATGGGATCACTTGGTTTCACTGCATTGAATTTCAGAGGAATTGACATCATTGCTGACCAGGATATGGTTTCACAGCAGGATGTTTCTGATGGATCAGCAGATGCTTATGGTTTTGATGGTAAAATGTATTTTATCAACACAAACTACCTCTATATGTTCTTCAACTCTGGTGCAAAATTCACTGCATCTGATATGATTGAAGATACAAAGAGTAACACTTTCGTACAGAAAGTACACACATATGGAAATATGGTTGTTACCAACCGTAGGGCTCATTGTGTGATCAATGAATTGGAATCTGCACCTACTTATGCACCTTACGGTTAATTGGTAGAGTAGCCTTACATCTTACAGCCCCTGGGTTTTCCTGGGGGCTGTATAGCCTGGAGAAATTATGACAACAGTAGAAATGAACACCATATTGGGAGATAGAATGGAAGATTCCGCAGGGGATCTTTTTTCTGATACCATTAAGGAACGATACTTGAATCGTGCCCAGGACAAGGTGATCCAGGCACTGAACCCACATTTACTTACAGACCTCCATGTCTTGAAAACTGGAATATCCATGTCTACCGATAACGATGTGGACACACACTTTAAAAGTTATTTTATTCCAACCAATGCAGGAGCCCTGGATTCTGATCCATTTGGTGGACCACTGGGAATATTAGGAATACGAATTAATGACAGCAATTTTATACGAAAAGTATCCTTTGATATGGTCAAAGATTTTACAACAGGGTATGTATCCTTTAATGGGACCGAACCTGTTTATTTTGTGTTCAAGGGTAGGATATACATTTACAACAATACAGCCAATGTGGATTGTTATTACCTTAAAGAACCTACCACACTGGCATCATCTCCTGCATCAAACTGTGAATTGAACGCCATATTTCACGATGCGATCCTGGAGTTTGCAGAAGCAGAGTTATGGAGACTGTCAAATAAGCCAGATCGTATGAACTCGGCACTTGCCAGGGGATATGAGTACATTGGTAGATACAACCAGAATCCAGCCACAAATGTAGTCGGAGAAGGGCTACCATTTGATTATTCCAGTAGTAACTCCCTTATTGACCCTGTATACCCTAATTATCCTGTTACTTAATGGCAAAATATATTGACATAAAAGATTTTGATGGTGCATTAACCAATGCAGATTTGGAGGACCTTCCAGATAATGTAGCACAGGAGATCAAGAATCTCAAGATCCAGGCAGGAAAGTTAGAGAAAACTTTTGGTGCAGGAACACCATCAGGGATTCCCACAATAGGGCTATCCTTCGTGAATACTACATTAGGCACTACTTATACTGTCTATAATATTTACACCTTCGTATCGGACAAATTCACAGGAAACTCTAATGAGTCAGGAGATGGCTATCGATACCTATTAGTCACAGTTGGTGGCGATAATAAAACAAAATTATGGTGGTTTGATCCATCTCTTCCAGATGTGACAGACCATTTACAGGTTGAAGATAACATTATGTGGTTTCAAACAGCATCAGCACATGGAATAACTGCTACAGATTATGTTTTGGTCCAGGATTGTAAAAGCAATGCTTCACCACAGGCTGATATATCTGGTGCTGGTGTATACGGACAGGCAGATCATGTTCCTTCGACCACAACAGTAGGAGTAAACACCACCATTGCTACAGGGTGGGGTGGTAGTTTTTTTGATACAACTACAGCAACTGGAATAACCCAAAGATCGTTTGGTGGGAAATGTCAAACTCATTTAAAAGCAATAGACCAGGTAACACATGGGGGAACAGCACAGTCTAAAATTTATGACATTGCTGTTGCATCCATGAATGGTAAAGTATTGTCATTAATGCTGGTTGATGCAAATCAAACATTATTAGTGACTTATGATGGATCAACAATGGCTGATTTATCGCAAACGAATTACAATACCTTTAAAACAAAATCTAATTTTAAAGTATGTAGCATGATTGGCTATAATAATGCTATTTATGTGCATATGTCTTACACTGATAGTGGTAATTACAATCGTATTGTAAAATACACCTTATCCAGTGGTGGTGCGGTCCAGGAATCTTTAATTAGTGCTAATGTCAGTGCTGATGACTATACCGATACATCATTCATGCACATTTCAGGTAGTTCTTTATATATACTTATTGAGAATAATGGGTTATTTAAAATTGATACATCGGATAATATAACCGAGGTTACAATTAATGTGTCTCCTGCTCCAGACCTTACTAAAGTAGTAGGTCTTACTTCTATAAAGGCTACAAACAATCTAACTCATTCAAATGGATCAGGATCAAATGTTAGCCATGTATATTTATTTGTTATCTTGGCAACCTCAACTACTACCAAGATATATTATAGTGATATTAGTGCCACAGGGATAGGGACAGGGAACTGGTACGTTGAAGATAGTTTTACAGGAGTTACCCAAAGTGTTACCAGTTTCGATTTTGGTCAAAATTCATCAAGAAGCGGTAGTATAGTTCTTCATTACACTAATTCTGGAAACCATTATGTAAAATACAGTACCCACGATGACAGCACTGTTATTTTAGGTTGGGCAGATGTATCCTCCAGTACGTTTGGTACTTCAGTTCCTATTAGTTTTGTAAATGTTGCAAAAAATTCTCCGGGAACAGATTATTTAGTGGTTGGTACAGATGATGTATCCTCTCCAGCACAGGATAATGGTGCATTATATTTAGTTGATTCCTCTTTATCTGTACAAGTTGCACACGCTCCTGATGAAAGCACAATGAAAACCTGGAACCCTTCTTGTTTTGCTGACTGTATAACCGAGACTCATGGCGGTCAAGATTTCTTTGAACACGCTAAAGGATACATTGCAGTATATGGGACAGAATCCACTCATGGATCTCCAGCAGTAGCAAGTGCAGATTTATATAGAATGACCGACATTGGATGGTTGAATAATCTCTGGAATGGTTCTGGTGATTGTGAATACAGATGGATAGACCTAATGAGTTATTATTCCATTAAAGAAGTAGACACCTCCAATACATCTACTACGCCAGTCATTTATCATAAGAAGGATAGAAACCCAATTATTGTAAGTGGGGATAACATCAGATTCTTACCTGGTGCTGTGGGTAAAATTAGTAGTACCGAAGCCAAAGGGGTATGGATTGGGTATATTGATAGGTCGCTTTTTAATAATACAGTATCTGCCAGTGCAGATTGGTATGCTTACTCAAATAAACTGAATAATCCATTTTCTATAACCAGTAGCCAATCTTACAATACAGGTAAATCTTTACGACCAGGAAATAGTGTAAAATATAATTTGACTGCTATTTATGATGGTGTACAGGAAAGTTTATTCGATAAATCAAAAGAATTGGTTTTAAATGATACCAATGTAAATAATAGCATTATTGAATTAAATATTGAGTTTGATGCCAATGCACTAAATAAACGTATCACAGGTATAAATGTATACAGAGCAACAGAGTTTGCCAATACCACCAGTTTTGATGGGTATTCTAATTACCAACTTATAGGGCATATGACCTTTGTGGACACCCAGGAGTCTATCCCAACTATTTCTTCGTCTGTTAATGCCAGGCTTCATGTTTGGCGTAAGGATCAAGTATTTTTAAAAAGTATCCATAATTTAACTGGATACGATGGGGAAACTCTTGGTACTAATAAATATGCTCTGGATGTGGATGGTGGCTGGGATGGTATTGATGAGGTTACTGATTGGGCTGGTCCACCAGCAAATGGAACATCAGATGAATTGCAATGGACCGTATATCATTCACCATTAAATCGCCCTATGAACGCTTCACAGGGTTATATGATTGTATCTGCCCTTGCAAAAGATAATACATTAGCAAATGCCGATAAATGTGAAATAGAAAATGAATCTATTGTAATTAATAATGTTGCATCAACCTATGATAATACTGGCTTTACAGCAACGGTTCCATCAGGATCAGGATCATTAACATTTAATATGAGCAGTGCTGTTGAAGGTTATTTTGCGGTAAATGATAAAATAAAAACAGTCGCATCCCCAAGTTTAGCAGGAACAACATATTGGACCATAAATTCAGTTGGCACTGGTGTTAGCACTGAAATAACTGCAACCAGAAACGATGGAGGATCTACTACAGGAGCCAGTGGTGTAGCAATATATATGCAAGAACCAGCAAGTGGTGTTTTGGTAGGAATAGATCGTCATGGTCTTGGTAGCCCTTCTGCAACAGTAACCTGGCTCGATAATACAACTAATTCAACTCCTGCAACCCATGCGGTAAATAGCGGTATCTTTATCAGAGCCCAAAGTTTACCCAGGTCTTATTCACAGGCAAATTTAGATAGTGATGCAAGTATGAGTGATTCCTATTTGGATAATGGCGTTATGGTTGGTAGTGATTGGAAAATTGAAGAAAGAAGTGGTTTTTCATATTCAACATCTGTTACATCTACATCTGGTGGTGCATATGGTGGTCCAAGAATTGGATTTTTATTCTTTAAAAACCCAGATGACATTACAGGTACATTAGGAACCGACACAACAGGAAACTTGCTGACAGCAGGATCATACGCTGGATCAATTATGCTTTTACAGGGTGATGAATCTTTTGAAATAGAAAATAACAGTGCTTATGAACCAACATTAGGTGGCTGTTGGGTAAAACTAAATGAAAAACACAATGAATTTGGAGTTACAGGGGATGGTAGTGACATAATCGATGAAAGCCCTGCTGGTCATATTAAAGATAATGTAAGGGTAATCAGTGGATTTAAGCAAACCAATGCTCAAGGGGCAACTACTCCTGGAATGGCGTTTGAAGTTACATCAGGAACCAATGTTCGTGTATTGTGCCAAGATTATAGATTAGAGGATCTGGGTGAGACCGATGTACAGACAGTATACTCCAACAGGGTTAATGCTCAATATGCTGTTAAATTAAAAGGCAGAATGTTTATGGGTAATCTTTACCTGAATCCAGAAGATAAAGCAGAAGATCATCCCGATTGGATTGCCTATAGCGAATTAAATCAATACGATGTGCGACCAGTCTCTAATGTAGTTACTTTAGATGACAGAGAAGGTGGTGCAGTCACAGGTCTTGCAGTTCTGTTTGGTAGACTAATCATATTTAAACCTCAAGCCATATTCATTATGAATGTATCTGATCCAGCCGATCCTAATACCTGGAGTATATCAGAAAGTAAGTTTAGCATAGGAAACATTGCACCAGAGGGAGTGGTCGAGGTCCACGATAGTGTCTACTTTGTATTTCACGATGGTATCTATGCAGTAACATCTAATACGGTAGCAGAT